AAGGGTTGCAGAACTGTCACAGTATCGACAGGATGTTGACGCAACCATTAAAGCATCAAACGCAACACCCGATCAAATGGTGGGGGTGTTAGAATTTACCAGACTGGAAAACTCTAACAACCCGGACGAACGCAAACAAGCATTAGACCTTGCACTGGAAAAGGTTAAGGAATTGTCTATTTCACTTGGAGTGAAAGTTCCCGGCGTTAATATTCTGTCTGACCATAAAGACCTCAATGAACGGGTTGAACTAGGAGAAATTGACCTTTCAGACGCAGAAGAGCAAGCGATTTTAAGGGAAAAATTAAAGTATCGGGAAGAGAACGAAAGGGTAGCCTCTCAGCAACAAATGTCTATTCAGCAAGAACAGGCTGAAATACTAAAGGTTGCTGGCGAGATAAATGCGCAATTCAGGATTTGGGGGCAAAACGATCCTAACTGGGCGCAGAAACGGGAAATTCTTGCAGAAAAATCCAAGGAAATCCGTGCTAACTACCCAAGAGCTCAATTTCTGACAGTAATTAAGGACTTTAAATCGCTACTTGACAGGCAGTTTGAAATGGCTAAACCGAAACCCGACCCAAAGGAAAAGTTCCCCAGTTCAAGCTCAGCTTCAAGAGACCAGAATAAAAAGCCAACATCTCATCTTGAGGCTATCAAACAAGTTTTAGCAGGTGGAAGAGTCTGATTCTTTGGAATTACGGAGATTTGAGTCATGGCATTTACTACACAAGAGATTACGGATGCGGGGAAAACATCTCTTGATTATTTCGTCAAGAACCCCGTGGAAGATCAGATAAATATTGACCATATCTGGCGAATGGAACTGGAGAAAGGCCAGAAATCGTTCCCAGGTGCAAAGCAAAACATCACGGTTCAGCTTAGATACCGAAACCAAAGTAACTTCCAGTGGTTCAACGGTCGAAAGGTTGTAACTTACAACATCCGGCACACGGTTGAACAGGCGAGTTATCCGTGGAGAGCGGCTCATGATGGGTTTTCTCTGGATGAAGACCGGCTTATTCAGAACGGGATTACGGTCACAGACGACAAGGTTGCCCGCCATGATGAGTCGGAAGAAATCATGCTCACTGATTTATTGGAAGAGCAGACTTCCGTCCTTCCGATGGGGTTTAATGAGAAGTTTGATCTGGCCCTGTTGAGAGATGGAACTGCTGGAACCGATGATATTGCAGGTCTGGACCATATTGTGGCTATTGACCCTACCACCGGTACTGTTGGTGGAATTGACCGGTCGGTTGCCACTAATTCATGGTGGAGAAACCAGGTTCAACTTGGCGTAACCACTACCACTTCAACCGGAAACATCCTGACCAATATGAGAACGGTTCATAGGAATACCACCAGAAATGGAGGGAAACCTAATTTTCTCATGGCAGGTGAGGATTTCATTGACGGATACGTCAATTTCATGCTGAACACCTATGGTCAAATCAACCATAAAGGTGGCGGTATGATAAAGATTGAGGGTGGCGAGGATGTCCCAACCTATAAGGGAACCCCAATAAAATGGGTTCCTTCATTTGCGGATGTGGATGATCTGGATTCACCTGCGGAAAAATGGGTTGAAAGACTGTATATGCTTCAAATGAAGTATATTCAGCTTAAACCGGTTAAGGGACAGGATCGTATTTCCCGGAAACCGCCTCGTCCGTATGACCGTTACGAATATTACTGGGGATTGACCTGGCGTGGCGGGTTATGCATGTCCAAGGCCGTCTCGCAGGCGGTAATGAGCGTGGCGTAGTTGTTCCACAAGGGGGAACCTTCGGGTTCCCCTGATTTCTAATAAAGGAGTAAGCGATGCAGGGAATATATGAAGTGTATCACAGGGATGGTGTAGACTGTTACCTTGCAAAAAAAGCTTCGGTTTTAATAAAAAAGGGAGACCAGTCTACAGCAAGCTCATGTTTTGAGCATGAGGTTCCTGTTCTGGAATCCATTCATGGGGCAGATAATGTATTGGTTCTTGGCCTTGGAGAGGGAAAAACCTTCCTGAATATAAATAAAGAGTGCATACGGTTATCTGCCAAATATGGCAAGGAATACGGTCAAATGTTCCTTGATAATTTTAAGCCGGAACCTGGGGAAGATGGTGAGGATGAAATGGAAGTTGAACCTGTTGTAGACGAATCTTTTATAGACGAACTTGAAAAAGAGGAGGCTTTATGAAAGCCCGTAGGACAAATTATACTGTAGGGAAGGATATTCTGGAAAAGCAGAGCCTGTTCGGGGTTTACGAACACGAAAAGGCTATCCTTGAAGAGTTGCATGGGGTGGGCAATGTGGTGGAGTTCGTTAGCATGAAGACAGAACTTGCTGGTAAAAATGACCGGGGCATGCACCATCGAGCCACGGAGGAACCTCATGTTTATCCTGTTGTTCAGATTGAGGAAGAAACGGAATATTCAAGGCTTATCAACAAGTATGGGATGCACCCGGATGTCCAGCGACCAACGGCAGAGGAAGTTTATGGGCGTTATAATCTGCATGGCCTTGCAAGGTTTGGTGAGGAGCATTACAAAGGGCAGGAGGGGATCCCCGAACAGGAATGGGAGGAATCCCAGCGAGAACACAGCAATATGGGTCTCGGATGGGAGAAAATGTATAAATTATCCTTACTTGGAGCCAACAAGTTGCGTTCGGAAGCAAAGCAAGCAGGAATTGATATAGGGCCGCATGACACGAAGCCTAATATCATCGAAAAATTATGCACTGCCGGGGTTGAGGTAGAGGAGTAATAAATGGCTCTACCTGTACGGGATACATTAGCTACGTTGCGGGAAGAGGTCAAAGACCGGCTTGGGTTTGGTGGTTCTGGGACAGCTTTTACGGCTAATAATAACCTGATCGACTCATGGTTAAGGGCCAGCCAAAGGAAATTGTATTGGGGCCATGATTTTTCAGAGCTTGAAGTTATAGACGAGACGACACAAGCGCAGGAAGGGCAACATGGCTACGATTGGCCTGACGATATTGAGCCTAAGAAAATAAGTCGAATCTGGTGTAAGGACAGTAGCCTGACGACAGGCAACTTCTTCCCGATGTCAGAAGGGATAACCGGGCGTAACTATGGGCTTGTTTCTTCCGCTGATTATGACCGGCCAAGGAAATATATCCGCTCCGACCAACTCAAGGTTTGGCCGTACCCTGACAGCAACAACTATTATTTCGTTATCAAGGGAATACAACGGCTTAATACCTTTACGGCAGATGGTGACAGGGCAACTGTTGAAGAAGAACTGATTCTTGAACTTGCTGTAGCTCTTGGTAAGGGCCATTACCGTCATCCTGACGCACCGAATTACCAGGCATTGTTTACCAGTATGTTGAGGGATATCAAGTCTGGTGATATGGGGACTGAAAGGTTTTTCCGGCCTTCTGGAAGTCAATTGGCTTATAGGGATACTTTCAATGATTCTGATATGGTTCACCGCAATACACTTGATGAATAATGAAACATGGCCTCAAAGATTTTCACCATCGACGACTTTTCAGCAGGGAAAGACCTTCGCAAGGGAGCTTCGGTCTCTGATGTAAATAGACTCCGTGAACTGAAAAACGGGTTTGTCACAAACGGGAAAGCCCTTGAAAAACGATGGGGAACAACAAAAGTAGCCTATCTTGAATCCGGCACAGCCGGTCTTGTCCCTGCATCCGGCGTTCTGAACACCTTCACCAATGACGGAACCATCACCCACGCAAACAAAACTCTCCCCACAAGATATAGGGCTGGCACATCGACCGCCGGACTTGATGATGCAACGAGTGGCGGAACCTATTCCGGGACAAAATCAGCCGTATTCACGATCAAGATTGACGCAGTAGGAACCCCCGATACATTTAGCTGGCGTAAAGACGATGGAGTTTTAACTTCCGGTGTTTCAATAACCGGTGGGGCGCAAACACTGTCAGATTCTGTCACCATAACCTTTGCCGCTATAACCGGGCATACCCTTGGTGATGTCTGGACTGTCAGGACGCTTGTTATTACTCCTAACCAGACAGTGGGGAATAATGTCCCGGCTAGTGCTTTTACAGGTTCCGGGCTTGATGATCTTACAACCGGCGGGTCATATACCGGCTCAGGGACTCCTGTCTTTACCTTGGAGGTTGAGGCTCCTGAAACAGCAAGCATAACAGCGCAAGCGGATGCCGGTGGGGGTAAAACAACAATATCCACAGGAACGACTCCGGCAAACGGGTCAACGGTAGTCATAACAGG